TTGCCCAACGTGTCCAGGACAATCGCAGAGCCGCCATAGGTCACATCAGACGGGTTGACCGCCTTGAGCGAAACCGTCGCATTGTAGGAATCTGCCGCTTTCCAAGCGTGCAAAAATAAGGTATCGCTGTGGTTCGCCGGGACGGAAATGTCCTTCGCCGCCGCCACACTCGCCGCCGGATTGCCGATGCGGCTATCGACATTCGGCCACCAGGCGATGACGGAATGCGCGCCAAAGATGGCGTTGGGATCTGTGACGTTGTTGTATTCAAGCGCCAGCCCGTCATCATCCATGACCGTTTCGGCGGTTCGCACCATGCCGTGCAGATAGGCATTGTCACTATAGAGGCCGTAGCCGGTCGGGTTGAGGGCGGCATCAGCAATGCCATCCAAGCGCCCGATCTGCGTGCGAATCTGCGTGTTGCCCGCCGTGAAGGGGTCGGAGCCGCTCCATGTGCCAATGCGGAACCACGGCCCATTGGCATCGCCAAGCGTGGACAAATAGACGTAGCCCTGCCCGCTGACGCCATAGTCAATGGCCACGTTGCCCTTCTTGATGAGCGTGCTGAAGTCGCCGTGGCGCATGGTGAATGTCCAGCGTTGGTAGCCGCGGCGATCGGCGTCTAGGCCCATATCGGTATAGGCCGTGACTTGGCCCCAGACCGAACCATAGGCAAACGTAGCGGCATTGTTGAGATAGCGCAAGAGCACCCAATCGTTATTGCTAAAGAGCGCGCCGGTTAGGATCGGGCTATTCTCAAAGTAAACAGGAACCGTGCCGCCGATGGCCGCAGGCGTAGTAAAGTCGTCGTGGACGATACCCATCGACTTGCCCCAGCGTTCCTCGCCGATGTCAATGCGAACGCCGTCGGCCACAAAGAGGCGCGTATGCAGCGAATCGGATTTAATCGTGTTGATCGTTAGCTGGCGGTCGTTGGCCGAATTGATCAGTAGACCAAAGCCGGCAATCGGGATGTCGTCGAGGAAATCGGCGCTGCGGAAGCGTTTGGGCGAAGCTAGAATCAGATCGCCCGGCGTGCCGCTTGTCCCCAAATCCCAAGTTATATCGATGCCGGCATCGCTTGTAATCGTGCGATCTGCCGTGACAAAGGTCAGATTTGTATTAAACGTCGCCAGGGCGTTAAAGCGCGTCGGGTTGTTAAAGACGGCGTTGTTGTTAAAGGTTGTCGCTCCGCCAATCGTCAGCGTGTCCAAGCTGGTATCAACGGCGAAGGTTGTGCCGTCAATCGTCACCTGATGCGTGCTGGGCGTGACGACGAACATGCCGCCGCCAATCGTGATGGCCCCGCTCGGATCGGTGCGGAGGATGGCCGCCGCTGAACCAGGATTGCTTGAGGGCGTTAGTAAGCCCAGCGTATTGGTCGCCGTGGCGCCGACAAGCTGGAAGGCGCTGCCGGTAACGAAATGATCGCCGCCAACGATGTCATGGTGTTGAGCGTGATGCTGATCGGGCGTGATACTGGAAGGGGCTAGATCGCCATGCGAAGGGACGGCGTTAATCCATTGGCTGCTGCCGCTGTTGTAGATCAGGTAATTGAGATTGGCGACCGAGGAGAGCGTCACATCGGTCAGGGCGTTGAGGTTGCTTGCCCCCGCACCCCCTGCCGGCACGACGTTGACCCACTTGCTGGCGCTGGCGCTGTACTGTAAAGTGTTGCCGTCGGCCAGGCTGGTCAGTGACACGTCAAAGAGGCCGGCCAGGGTATTGCTACCGGAGCCAGAGCCGCCGGCGAGCTGCTCCGCCTCCCGGATGACCAGATGCCCATACTCACGGCGCATCTTGACGCGCTGGTTGGCAACGGCGGCCACGCCAATACGATCAATGGCCGTGACTAAGCCCTCCGTCCCCTCGGATCCCTTCATGACATATTTGTAGCCGGGCTGCCCCGGTACGTCATAGAGCGTACCGCTGCCGTTGGGGCGGCCCAAGCGCCCGTATATCCAGTTGCGCTCCGATGACTTGGCCCATAAGGCGTCAAAGGCGTTGGCGATGGAAGATTCAATCATGGGTGATCCCCCGGATTTAGCACAACCGTGACCGCCGGCAGCCCGCTCGTTTCCTCTTGCCATTGCAGCGTCGCCGTCGTGACTGTGCCGGTTAAGGTCACGTCATACTGAACCGCTATCTCCGTCACATTGCCGCGTAGCGTCGTGGTCGGCGGCGGCCCATAGAGGCGCGGCGTCGTGGGCGCAACGAAGCCGACATAGGCAAGCGTGGCGGGGTCAAGCAAATCCTGAATCAGTGGCCACGGGATCGTCAGGCTCACCGGCCCCTTGCGGTCATTGAGTTTGGCGTAGCGGTTGCCTTCGCAGAGGTTGAGGTCGGTTTGGGTTTCGGCATAGCGGCGTGAGGTTTCGATAAACTGTGCGCCCTGCCCCTCGCCGCCGCCCGGCAGCCCCGGCGCTATGCACTTGATTGACACGGCGCTCAAATGGTCGGCCACGACCGCCCACGTTATGAGCTTGCCCACTTTCGGCGGTCGCTCATCCTTGAAACTGACGCTTAGGTAGTAGTTCTCATTGAGATTGACGGTCGGGTCGACGCGGTCGGAGAGCGCCACCAAATTGGGGTCAGCCACCAAGAGCATTTGGCCGGCGCGGTTGCAGTTAAATTGATAGTCGGGTGTGACAATCGAGGCCATATCGGCGACTTGGCGGTAGAGCGTATCCTGGTCGCTTGACATCGTGAGAAATTGAAAAAAGGCCAGGATGGCATCGCCCGGCAGCAGGAGGTCTGCGACCTCTAGCGCCGTCGAGTGCCAATACAGCAGATACCACGCATAATAAAGCTGCGTCGGGTAGTCGGTCGTATACCAATCATGCGCCGCCCCTACATAAATGGCGCTATCCGGCGTTGGGCCGCTGCCTACGAGCGCAATCGTGACGGGATTGGTCGTGATGCTGGTCGAACCCATTTCACCGCCGGCCAAAACCGTGTTGAGCTTGCCGCCGCCAAAGTCCAAGACTACACCGTTGGGGATCGGCGCCGTCAAGCTCTGCACGGGCAGATGGAAAAAGCCAATCGCCACATCGGCGGTCATTACCACCTTGACGGTGGAAGAGGCGAGCTGTTGCGTGAAGCCCGGTAATAGCTGCAAGCGCCCCACCACATCCACGCACGAAAGCACGCTGTCCCGCAGCGTGCCGGTCGCCTGGGCGCTCGTATCGTTCTGGTCTGACTGATGCCAGCCGACAAAGATCATGCGTGACTTTTCGGCATTGACAGAGGCCGCCACATCTTCCCAAATCATCACCAATGTGCCGTCCGGGTAGGTTGCACGCGGCAAGGCGATTAGCGTCTTGATGCCTATCTCCTGCCCCCCGGGCGTGATGCGATGGCTTGTGATTTGATGCGGTATGCATACGTCCGCGGCCGGGTCACGCGCAAAGACCGGCGTGACGGCTGTGTGGCTCTTGCCGTCCACGTTGGTCACGGTCAAGCGCACCCAGCGAAAGCCCGCCGGGAAGGTCACGGTGATGTCGGCGCTGGTGCTGGTGCCGACCGTGATCGTGCCGTCCACTACGTCCCACAGATAGCTCGTTACCGTACTGACCGGCGTCACTGTCGATTTACGCAATTGGAAACTAACATCGGCGTCCCAGGAATGGGTGATGCGAAGGCTCACGGGGTCAATCGTGGCGGCAAAGCCAGGCCCGGCATTGGCGACCGGCGGCGCGCTCTCGACATTGCCCGTCGGCAGAGCGTAGCCGTCTTTGCGTATGGTGGTGGTCGTGCCGCTGGTTTGGATGCTCGGAATCTTGGCCCACACGCGGTAATCGTCCAGCACTTCGATATACGTTCCCGCCGCCAAGTTAACCTCGCCGTCGTGCGTGCCTTGCGAGCTGGCGCCAAAGAAGATCGATCCCGTGGTCGAGCTGCCGGCGTTGACCGGCTGGTTGATGCGCTGGCGCCCACAGTCATCTAGCCCAGCGGCGCTGCCAAAACGTACCGTCATGCCGGTATGCACGGCTGAGGCGCTGCCCACGGTCAAGGTGTCATAGTTGACAACGTTCATTGGGTACGGCACCGGCAGGGAGGCCACGCGCGCCCGAAAGACGACGCGCGGCGAAAGCAGAAAGACGTTCATGCGGAGGGAACCAAATCACGTACCAAAACGGTGAGGTTGCGAACACGAAAATCTTGCCAGGAGGCGACCGGCGCAATCGCATGGCCGTTATAACGATTGTAGGTATAGGTGGCGTCCCGGCAATAGACCGTCACCGGCAGCATCAACGCGCCGTTGAAAGTGGGCGTCGGCCCGCTGGCGAAACCTAGCGTGACCATGACCGCATTAAAGGCTTTCTGCGATAGTACCGGCCACACTAACTCGACATACAGCCCCTGGTCGATCACGGCGCCGTTCTGGCTCACATCCCGCCGCGTGGCCTTGATGCCTGGGCTTTGGCATTGCGGCGCAAAGCTCACCAGCGACCCCAGCGGCGTATCCCAAGCCGGGTAAACCTTATATTGGCTTGCCATTACAACCTCCCCGCTGCCGTCTGCACGACGCTTAGAATGCGCTGGTCGATGATGCTGGCCAATGCCTCGACCGATTGCCCCGGCGCGCCATAGACTTGCACGGCGCCCTGAGCGAAGGTCACGCTGAGGCTACGCCCGCCGCCGGCAGCGGGTAGGGTTGTCGTGCTAACGAGCGCCGCGCCGCCCAGCGAGCTTATTGACGCCGGAACGACCACATCCGCCGGCGCTTTGCCAATCAGGTCATTGATGTCCTTCGTAATCTCGCCCAGCTTCGTATTAAAGCCGGTGATGGCCGTTTGCAGTGTGCCAATATCGGCCCCAGGTTGTAAGAGTTGCGCCGTCATTTGGATGATTTGTGCATCTAAAAAGGCTTTGAGTTCCTGGTCGTAAAAGAGCTTATGTTGCCGTAACGCCTCAGCATCATGGTCGGCTTGCGCCTTATCAATCGCCTGATTGCTGTCGCCCAACTGCTTCATTTGCTTATTATGTTCCTGATCCAGTTGGTCGCGTTCAGCTTTGGCGTGGTCGATGATTTGGCCGACGCGCGCATTATGCTCGGTGTCAAACTGCGTCATCTCCTCGGTGTGATGGTTCGCCATCTGCGTCATGCGGTCGGATTGGTCGGCATCCTCACGCTGCTTTTGCAAGGTGAAGGCGGCATCCATATCGGTCAGGCGCTGGGCGTCGGCGTCGTGGGCATCGCTGAGCTGCTGGGCATAGGCGGCGTTGGCGTCGTCAATGCGCTGCTGGAGCGCCGCCTTTTCATCGGCGACCTGGTGGTCGTGGGCCTCCTGCGCCTGGCTGATGGACTTCTCAAGTGACGCTTGCTCATCCTTGACCTTTTGGTCATAGGCGTTGTTAACGTTATCAATCGACTGTTGCAGTTTGTCGTTTTCGGCGCTGATGGCTTCGCTGTGGCTCTTGGCGGCGCTGTCCTGCTCCTGGGCATAGCGGCGCTGCTCCATGAAGAGGGCGCGGCCATCGGCCTGGGCGGTTGCGTCGAAAATGGCGTTGCTGTGGCTGAGCGCCGCTTGCTCCCGCTGGTCGTCGTAATTCTTCTCAATCTGGAGTAGGCGGTCGGCGCTATCCTTGCGGTCTTGCTCGATCGTCTTGTCACGGTCAGTCGCAAAGCCGCCGAGGCGGTCGGCGCTATTGGCGCGCTGGTCGGCAATCGTGCGGTTGAGGTCATCATTGAGCTTGCCGATACGCTGGGCGCTGTCGCGCTGCATGGTGGCGATTTGCTCGGCCTGGTCACGCGCCATGAGGGCGTCACGCTGCTGGGCGGCGCGCTGAATGTCGCTGATGGCGCGCTCGTAATCCTCCTGTTGGCGCATCCGCTGTTTGGCAAAGCTGGCGGCGCTTTCGGTCACTTGCTCCTGATAGTTGCGCTCGGAGTCGGCGCGCTGCTGTTCGTAGCGGGTGGTTTCGTCGTTGAGCGATTGGCCGAGCTTGGTTTCGAGGTCTTGGCGCTTTGCCCACCAGTCGGAGATTGCCGTTTGCTGGTCAGTGGTGGGGCCAGTGTCAACCGGCGTTGATGTCCCGCCCCCACCGTGCCGAGCCTGATCGGATGCGGCTCGATCCTGGACAAAACGATCCGTTTGCAGCGATGGCAACTGGCGGTTGATGACGCCCACCACCTGACCCATTTCAAAAAGAAAATCCAAAGTCTTTTGTAGATCGTCATTGGCTCGTTTGAGCCAATTGGACATTGCCAACGACACAAAATCAACCGCCGGCGCTAAGTCCTGGCTCAAGGTCAAAGCGGTATTCTTGGAGGTCTTTTGTAATTGCTCAAGCCCCGTTACGGCTCCTACGGTACTCTTGGCGAGGCCGCCAAACTTCGCTTGTGCCTCATCCAAAACGGCGTTCTGATAGGCTTGTGCTTGCGTGAGGTTGCTATCGGCTTGCATCAGTTCATCGGTACGCGCCTTGACGTTGGCCGATTCTAGGCCAAGCTCACGCAAGGCTTGGCTGCGTTGCGTCGTGATCGCCGCCTGCAATTGGCCCTCGACCGCCGCCTGTGATCCGCCGCCAAAACCGGCCAGGGAGATGCCACGGGCGGCGCTGGCAAACTTGCTTAGTTCGCTGGTGCTGTCGGCAAAACCCAAGCTAATATCTTTGGTGACATTGGCGAGCGCCGTCGCCTTATCCACAGCGCCGCCGGTCGCCTTATCATAAGCGTCCAACAGATCATTGAGTTTGGATTGCGAACCAGCAAGCGCCTCGGCAGCTACTGTCTGACGGGCGAAGGCGGTCGCCATCTGATCCGCCGCCACCGCCGCCTCGGTCAATTGCTTGATGCCAAGACCGATACCAAACACGCGCGCTAGTTGTCCTAGACTGTCGCCGGCCTTTGTCGTGGACGCGCCGACCGATGCCATTTGTTGCTGCGTCTGCTGGCTAAAGGCGGCCACTTGCGCGGCGGCTTGGTCTAGCTGCGTCTCGATTGTGATAACGCCAATTGCTTGGCCTGCTGAGGTTCCCCCACCATCGGGCATAAATTCCTCAATCTGTAAGATAGCTGAAAGTATGGCAAGCCAAAGTGCGTGCTATGATTCGACTTGCTTAGGATGCAAAATTGACGGACAGACGATAATTTTATAAGGTTTTTTGGCCTTCTTTCGCCGCGTTTAGCATCCTAAGCAAATGTCTACGCCGCCGGCGAAAGAAGGCTGTTTTTATTTCAATAAGGAATTTATAAGTGAATCGCAAGTTGAATCAAGTCTCTTTGGAGCCTTATGGCTTTAAGGAATCGCAACCAGTACAGCGGCAATCTCGGCTATCACGCAATCTCTTGACGTATCTCGCCCTCGCTGTGGTCGTCGTCGCCGTGGGTTGCCTCTATTGGGCTTTCCCGCCTTCGCTACAGAACGTCGCCTCATCTCCCGCCAACAACGATCCCATGTATGTCGCCCGCCGCAATGCTATTGTGCCTGCACCATCGGTTAGCCATGCCTCGACTTACCACGATGTTGTCTACAAAGTAGCTACCAATCGCACCGATTATGGCAGCTGGCATTGCTTTAACTTTGATGCAACCTACGAAATGCCAAGTGGCACGGCTCAACGCCCTGCGGCTATTTGCGATGGTGATCGAAGTGCTATCGTCGATCATCGCACGGCCAATCTTGGTGACTCTGTTTACCTGTCCGTTCAAAATGATGAGTATTACGCGGTCATCTCATGTGAAATCTGGATTGACGGCGCCCTCGCATTCCAAACATACTCAGAAGGCCAGTACAAGATCGCGAGTTGTAGCGGTAGCGTTGATGAGTCAAACGCGAAGGATGACTTTCAGCCGACTCCAGTTCCCACGCCGCGCCCATCCTTTGCAGCTCAGACTAGCAGCGTAGCGACCGCCTATCGAAAGCCAACTACGGATTCCAGCCTCATATTTATTAACGACACGTCGATTCGAGTAGTGGGCCGTAGTGCGGATAACCAATGGATTCAGCTAGATAATGGCTATTGGATTGAGCGCACGGAAATCTTCTCCGAATTGCCGGCTTTGCCCATTACGAATTAGCCAAAAGTCGCCAATTTCAGGTTGACGATCCCTTGCATATCCTTCATCAGCCGCGGCCCCCAATAGTCAACGCTCTTGGAGATGATCCCATAGCGGCCACCGTTACTCAGCTCTAACCAAATTCCGGGTTCCGGCTCGCCATAGGCAAATGTCAGTTCGGCCAGAACGGCGGGAGCTTGCGTCACATCTACATGTAAGCCCCTGCGCGTGTTCCCTGTACGGTCAGTCCACGGAGCCGATGCCTTCATCCACGCTTCCGCCTCGACAGCACGCGCATCGGCCACCCGCCGCCCCGTGACAAATAGCTGCTGCGTGTACTTTTTATAGGCTTGGGGAAATACTTCCGACGGCGGCACGACCCACTTAAATCCCATCACGTCACCTCGTCCATAATCAGCCCAGCCACCGGCCCATAGCTCTCTAGCTCATCCGTTTCACTCACCGGCCTCGGCAACGTAAACGCCGGGTCAAGCAACTGCGTCAACGTGTAGCGGCTCACGGACTGCTTATGCTGGCCGCTACCAATCTCGTCACGCTCCAGCAGCGCGTTCTCGACAATCGTGCCAAAGGTCAGCACAAGATTGTCAAGCGACCAAGCCGCCAACGGATCGTTCTCCCTCAGCACTTGGCTCGGCAACAGATGGAACGTCGTCGCCTTGCGCCACACTTGCCACATCCGGCGGCGGTTTGTACTCAAATTCGACCAGGAGTTCGCTGCTTCCAAGTGCAAAGCGAAAGACCAGCCGCTTTTCGGCCAGCGTTAGCTCCTCGACTTTCGTGCCGTCACAGATCGACTTGGCGCAAATCAGATTGAGCATCTCGACGTAGGCGAAGGCATCCTCTTTGGTGCCAAACGGCTGATCCATGAATTCCTTGACCGCTGTGTTGCGGTCGTCGCCGTAGAGGCTCCGCAAGAGCAGCGGCGTCAGTACGTCGGGGATGTCGCCATCCTTCAGCAGCATATCCGGCTCAAGCGTGCGTAACCGTACGCGGCGGCCTGTGCTAAAGGTCTGCTCCCAGCCCTGTTCGCGCATAAGGCGAATGCGCTCGTAGACCGGCATGTCTGCGGGCGGGTCTGTGGGCGCGGGCTTGTCCGGGTGCCCATTGGGCGCGTTGCCGTTATGACCGTTATTGATCGCCATGTTCTTCGAACCACTCATGATCAACCACCGCCGCCTGTGGTCGCCAGCGGAATCGTCAGCGCCGTCGGCACGGAGAATTGGCGGACACGCAACATGCCGTTGATCAGGCCTTCGTTAACGCCGTGAACGTCCCATTGCGGGATCAAGTAGTTGTCCACCTGTGCATTGAGTTGCAAGTTGCTGGCTAATTTACATTTGGGCAAGAGGAAATGTATATCCTTGCCGCCCGAACCCGACACGCGCCCGGCAATGCCGACATAGGGCACGTCAACGGCGCTTTGGATGTAGAAATCGTAGTAGGCGGCTGTTGAAGTCAAGACGCCACCCAAGAGCATATTAAAGACGGTCAGATCGATGCTACCGTTCTGGATGGTCAGTGTCGCCGACGCCAAATTGGTAAAGACATCTACGTCTACGTCATCGCCGCGTAACGTATCGGTCGAAACGACCCATTGCAGATTGGCCCCGCGCCCGGCGTAGATATCGTAGCCGGGGCCAGTCCACGTATTTTCCGCTGTCCAAAGGGCTATTTTGATATCCTTGATACCCCTTAAAACCGAAGGTGTTGTTGCCATTTTTTTCTCCTCACTTTTGGAAAGTCGATTTATCCCACCGCTGTCAAAATCCGGTATACAGCAAAATCAAGCCGCACGAGCGACGCATTGGCGAGCGCCCCACCGTCACGCCCACGGCTCACCACATGCGCCAGGTCAAGCTCGTAGCTATACGGCAGCGGCTTGCCCTGCAAGAGCGCGTAGATGAGGCTCGTAGCGGCGTCAATCACGTCATAGAGCGGCGCATCCTGATAGAGCCAAACCTCGACCACTTGGTTGCTGCTCTTGATCTGGGCGATGTAGTCCAAAACCTCTGAGGTCGGAATCAAATCTCGTTGGCGTACCAAACAGCACGGCAGCAAATAGCGATCGCTATCAAAGGCGTTGGGTGTGGTTTCACGCGTGATGCCCTCGACGCCCACGAGCGACGATTGGTAGACGCCGCCGGTTAGCATGGCCGTGATGGCCGTGTTAGCTGCGATCAGGGCGGCGATGTCCGCCTCTGGGATGTTCATCCGGTGCGTACCCCCGTTCCCTGTATCTCGCCAAAGGTCAAAATCACGTCCTCGATCCGGTATTCGTCGCCGCCCAGCGTGAATTGATAGCCCTCGGCGATGTCGCTGTCCGGTTGGCTCGGATGGTCACGCCAGCCAAAGACAATCACGCCCAGCCGTGGCGCGCTACCGGCCGCGCTCGTCGCCATCGATGCCCGGTTGTCCACTTCCACGCGCAAGGTCTGCGCCGGCAATCTCAGCGGGCGATTGGGCGGATTCGGCTTGCGAAAGACGATAACCGTCGGCTTGTCCTGCACGCGCCGGTAAGCATTCTGGGCGCGTTGGGCTGCGCGCTGCGCTAAGTTCACCATCGGCCACCCCGCGGATAGAGCGGGTCAACAAGGCCGAACATGGCCGACCCGCCGCCGGCTGCCACGCCGCTCACGGCATTGCTTAACTTGCCATTCCATAAGTCGAGTAGCAGCTTGTAATGGTCAAAAAGCTGGCTGGCTGATTCCTGGCTGTTGTTCTGGCGGTAGTCGGTGCTGGTGACGGCGGCGGCGTATAGCTGCTCAATCGTAATGACACGCGTATAGGCATCCTGCGCGCCGAGCGGGTTGGCCGGGTCGGGATAGGGGACGGCTGCGCGTGTGAAATTGTCCTCGGCTTGGGCATCCGGTAGCGTTACGATGTCGTCAGGCGCAAGGCCAACGTCAGTCCGCAGCCATTGGTATTGTTGCTGTGTCGCCAACTTGTATGCCCTCCCAAACTGCAAGTACACCGCTCGCAAACTCGCTCCACGAATAGAGCGCACGCGCCGCCTGAGCCTTACGCGCCAACTGCTCGCTGTACGTCCACCAATGGTCGGCGACGTGGCGTAAGACTTTGGCAACCTCTGCCGGGTCTACTTCGGCCCATTCGCCCAAGTCCTGGCTGGCCCAATCTTTGTTCTGCGACCAGGTTGCTTTAGTGAGCGTGTAGGGCAATGGACAGCCCCATTGCCGCAGCCCGTCCGCCGTGCCGCTCCATGCCGTTGCTAAGGCGAGGCCGCCGGTCGCCGCAAACTCACGCGGCAAGAGGCCAAAGCCCTCGCCTTTAGATGCGCCAATTAGCACATCGGCGCGGTAGTAGAGTTCCAATAGTTCGGCTTCGTCCATGTCACGCTGGATCACCTCAAAATTCGGATTGGTAAAGATAAGGCCGCGTTGCCCAGTTTGATCGGCGGCGCGGCCTTTGAGGATGAGCTTATAGTTCATGTCATCGCCAAAAGCACGTAGAAACGCCTGTAAGGCCGTTTGGCCGCCCTTGCGCTCCCCTCTATCCAGGAAGGCCAGGAACGTCAAGGGCCGTGGCGTTTGTGGCCTGACACGGTAGCGATACTGTTCGCCCACGCCGATCGGAATCACATGCAATGGGCTTGTGACTCCGCTTGCGGTAAAGGCATCGGCGCACCACCAACTTGGCACAATCACCGCCGCACAATCGTTGAGTGGCGCCAGCCACGACGGCGGGATGCGCGACGACTCAAACATACTGATAGCGATGCGCGGCCCGTCGAATAGCCGCGCATCCTGGGCCGCAAAGCTATAGGGCGGCCCCAAGACGATGCCGCCCGTACCGCATTGCGGCGGCTCCATGCCGGGGCCGTGGGCGATCACGTCTACGCCCAAGCCGCGCAGGTGCTTAACCAATTGCAGGGCAATCAGGCCATAGCTCTCCCACGGCGTATACGGCACCGGCGAATAGACGGCAATGCTCATACTAGGCGGGGCGTTTCGGCACAGCCGGCGCTTGTGGGGTGGCGCTATGATCCGGCGCGTGGTCGAGGCCAACCTGCTCCAGCTTATCCGTGAAACCGGCGGCCTCCTTTTCGGTCAGTTCTACCGTGTCACCGGGTTGCAATTCTGGGTTAACGCCCCAGGTCTGCCCCACCTTGACGCGGTAGGTCTTGGTTTCCTCTTCTTTTGGCTGCCCGGCGCTGCTGCGCGCTATGTGGCGCGGCTTGTTCTCTGACTGTTCCATGATTAGGCTCCTGTGGCGTGGGCCACGCCCAACTTGCTGCCAACTGCCGCTTTGATGATCGGCGTGTAGACCGCCATCACCTTGAAGCTGTTGAGCATCCCATCGCCGCTTGTCCACTCCCGCGTGGTGCTGGGGAAGTAGCCCGGCACGTAGGCGGCTTGTACGGTGTTGCTATCGAGTTGAACCAGCAAGATCGTACCGTCCACCAATTGCGGAATCTGCTCAAAGACGGCAACGTTGGGCATCCGCATAATGCGGTCGCGCGGCGTGTCGCCGGAGGCGTCGGCGTAGTAGTTGAGGGACGCCGAATTGTATTGGTTGATGGAAGCAAAGACACCGTAAGGGCCATACATGTTTTTCGCTTGCATGGCGCCAATCATGCCGGCTATGGTCGGTAGAATGTTGGTGATGGTTGTCCAGACGCCGCCGCCAAAGCTGGTCGCTGTGCCGGTAATGCGCGCCGGATGCGTCGTCAGGCCATAGACGGTACCGCCCTGCATACTGAGGGTCGTGTCGCCGTTGATCAGTAAATCTTCCATCTTCTCGGCGACCACACGGGCGGCGGCGGCGCCGTTGGCAACGTCAAGGCCGTCACCGAGTAGGCGTGACGCTTGCAGATAGCGTTCGTCCAGCTCAAATTCTTTGGCGATGACCGGCACCGGCACGCTGGCAATCGTCACGTCAACCAGGTCTTTCTCGACGCTGGCATGGCCGCGGATGGTGGCATTGGCCGGCGTCATTTCGCCGACGGCGTTGTATTGCGCCACGACGGTGCCGAGGCTGCCCAGCGTGCGCGTGAGGCCACGGCTGATCAGCAGATTGAGCATCCGCAGCGGTGGCACGGCGGCGGCGACCATCTGGCGGTCAAGCTCTTCCCATTCGTTCTTACGCAGGGCTGAGTTGACGTAGAAGCCGCCAGAGGATTGGATCGTGACTTGGCCGGTGCGCTTGTTGACCACAGGCCGCCCACCGAGCGTGGCTTGACGCCCGGCGCTTGTGCGAAGGTCGGCAACTTGTAATTGTGTTCCCATAGTGTTCTGCCTCCCTTTAGGCGATACGCACGCGGATGCGCGCATCGGAACCAGACGAATTATTGACAGCTTCCTCGGCATAACCGACCAAACTGTCGAGGGCGGTACCGGCGGCGGCTTGCAAGGCCCCGGTGCCGGCAGACTCAAGCGCCGCGCCTCTGGCGACGTTGGAGCCGGTCTTGATCAGCATATACAGCACGTCCCCCGGCGAGCCGTAGATGTACGGGACGGTCTCAGCGGCGGCATAGAGGGCGTCAACGGCGAGGCCTGTGCCGGTTGTCGGGTAGACAAAGAGCTTGTCAACGGCAACCTTGCAGCCCTCTTTGTTGCCGCCGGCAGTAGCGTGCGGCTTGACCGTGCTGGTGGGCGCGCCGACGGCCAAGAGTTGACCGGGGCGGATGGTGGCGGCGGCTTGACAAAGCGACTCAGCGACGCGCTGCATCCCGTTGTCACGGTTATTGGAGCGCAGAACAATTGTGCTTGATGCGACGTTTGCCATGAGTTAGGCTCCCTTCTGCTCAAACATGGGCCAGTGCATGATCAGCTCTTCCTCTTCCGGGCCAATGTTGCGTAAGGCGCCGGCGTTGGCGGAATAGTCACGCGGTTGATAGCTGCCGTAAACGTTGCGGAGCTTGTTGGTGTCCCAGCCCTTGACATCGGCCTCGCTCAGGGCACCGCGGCTGTTGGCGGCGATACCGGCGATCAGGCCGGCACGCTCTTCGTTGACGTTGGCGGTGACGTGGCCCAACATCTCCTCAATGCGTGCCAGGCGCGCCATGAAGTCGGCGCCCAGAGGGCTCCCGGAAGCCATTGGCGGCAATGCGGCTGGAGTGGCTACCACTTCTGCCGCTGCCTCGCTGGGTGCGGCGTCGGGTACGTCTAGGCTTTCTTGCAGCACTTGCAGGTCGGCTTCGTCCCACGTTGCCAACTTCTCTTTGGCAAACTTACATTTGGCGTTGGCGGTAAGTGCGCCAATTAACTCGTTCTTGTTCATTGCTGAACTCTCCTCCATTGATAAGTTTGGTTCGATGGCGATTTGCCCATCCACCGGCTCACAAGAGCATGGCGGATCGGAAACTATGCCCTCGGCATTGCCGATTGGGCTTTGATTTTCAGACTGGCTGCTTTTGAGCCAGCCGAGGAAACGTTGGATTAGAGTTTGCTCGTCCATATCAACCTCCAGACTATTCACACGCGGCGTACCGCAGCCGTCCGCCCAGCTACACGCGCCGACCTCATCCGGCAAGAGCGCCAAATGGTCGGGGCGAATGTTGCGCGCCGTGGCGGCATAGGTGGAACCGTTAAACATGCCGGGCGCGGCGTCGATTTCGGAGAAGTAGCCGGTGCTGACTTCCATTGGCGCGCCCAGGCGTAAGCGATTAACGATGGTCATCGCCTTTGGCCCCATCTGTTGCGCCTTGTCGAGGTCGATCCAAATCTCGCCCTTGAGCGCGCCGTCAGCGACGGCCACGTTCCACAGATGGCCCAGCACGTCATTGGCCCAAATGTCGGGTGTATTGGCGCTGGTGTAGCCGCCTTCGTTCCTGGGATGGCTGATGGGCACGGGACGGCCTTGCCAACTAGAGGCAAACTTGCCAAATTCGGCGGCGGATACGAACACGTTGTTTAAGATGCCTTCACGCAAGGCGACGACCGGCGAAACCAGATAGCGCCGCCCACCGTGGCTGATCTCTTTGACTTGGCCTGTCGTGGCGTTGGCGGCCAGTTGGAGCGTGCTCATGAGGATGTCATGTTGTCCGTGGCCTTGACGGCGGAATTGGCTTGCTTGAAGGCGGCCTGGTCACAGCTTTTGCCGCCGGTCGTTTGGCAGCGCGCGTAGGCAGCCTGCCAAACGTGCAGCCACATGCGGCGGCGTTTGCCCGATAGCTTCTTCACGTAATCAGGGAGGGTTGGGTCATTCGGCCCTGTGTATGGCATGGGTCAACTCCAGTTTTGATGCCAATAAAAAAACGCCCTACCGCCATTGCTGGCTGGTAGGGCGTCTTGCGCCTCTAAAGTATAAAATTCACCCGCGACAGGTACGATGCTCCCCCGATGAGCGCCGGTAAAGGCGCGACACCGTACCTGTCGGTTATGTCTATCTTACTCTGATTTTTTTCCAGTGTCTAGCCCGCGCAGGATTTCGGCCAAATTAAACTGCGCCACTTGTTTGCGGTCGCTGCGGCGAATCTCCAGCACCATGCCATGCGCGTCAAGGCGAGCGCACAGCTTGCCATTCTCGTCGCGCAAGTCCGTCCACTTTGCCGCGCTATTAGTTTGGATGGTTGGGCTAGGCTTGCTCATGTGCCCCACCAGCGCCCCACATCGCCCCACAGCAGCATGTAGACCGTATTGGCAGCGGGAGATTGGCCGTTATAGGCGAGTGGCGGCCTGTCATCTTCTATCTGCTCCCACAAATGACGTACCGGGTCAGTCTTATCCATACGCCAACAAGCCGCGGCGTCGTTCTCGCCCAGAACAAAGCGGTCAACCCACGGCCCGCCGCCTACCCAAGCCGGTTGACCATAAGGAAGCGTCACGAACAATAAACCGCCCGGCGCAAGCCAACGGCGCAGCCCCCGCAAGGCGTCAACAAGCTCTTCCATGTCGTGCAAATGGTCAAGCGTGCTGATGCAGATGATCAGGTCGAATTGGTTGCCAGGCTGCCACGTCAGCACATCGGCATTGGTCACGCCGGGATACTCTTCATGTAGATCGATGACCGTGTGGCCGTCATCAGGCCAGCCCACGCGGTAATGGGGCAGCACGGCGCCCACTTCCAGAACAGAGGCGTCTCCGTTCGTGGCTTGCCCCAATAGGAATAAGCCAACCGGCACCTCGACGGCGCGCTCGTTTTGGCGCGTACCGTTATAGTCGCTGACTTGATAGGGAAATGTTCTGCCGGCTAGCGTAAACGTTTCGCTCATGCTTTGGTACCGATGTATTGCGCTTCCGTCCCCGCTTCGACTTCCATGCGAACCAGATTACAAGCGCAATGCCCACCGCACACACTGTCGCTCCCAGGCGGCGGCAATAGGCCAAACGGCTGCCAGCCCTGGTCGTAGAAGTCCACACAATCCGGGCAGCTTTTGCCGCCCCCGCCCAGCATACGGCGCTCCAGGATCGTCCTATTCGGCGCCGATGGCTTGACCGTGGCCCGTTCCGCCGTGTAGAAGTGGCTGCGCGCATGGCCGGCGTACTCGTTGGCGCGCGCCTGGGCTTGGGCCATGCTAATCTTGCCGTCCGCTATATCCTGCGCCGTGCCGCTAATCTTGGCGTAGAGTTGGCGTAGATCTGCGCCGGCGCGGCCATATTCGGCCTGTGATACCTGATCCCAACCGCCACTACCCAGGGCTGTTTGCTGAAGCACTTGGCGCTTGAGTTCGGTACGCATTTCCTCCTGCCAAACCGCCGGGCTGATGCGCCCTTCCATCACGGCATTGGTCAAGTCGCCCAAGCGCGCTTCCGTGGCGTTGGATTGCGACTCCAACAGGCCCAGGATGTCACGGCGTGCCACAAAGCGGCCCGTTGCGCCGCTGCGGTAGCGGCCAACATCGCCCTCCCAGGAATAGCCGGGGAGCGGGTTAGTGCGCGTCGAGAAGGCGTTTATATTTATTGGGAACGGCGTCGCTCGCATACCAGTCCTGCCTTGCATCGCTTACGGCCTTGTCGTCTAGCGGTTCGTTCAGCACTTCCGCTGGGAACACATGCGTCCTCGGGTCCGCTCCAGGCGGCAAATGCAGCATGACCCACGTCACGCTGCGCTCGGCTTCGATGGCGTCAAAGCCGATACTGATCAACGCTTGGATTTGCGATTCGCCCCAGGCGGCTAGTTGTTCGGGGTTCATGCGGCCCCGTTGCGTGCGATCAGCCGCGCCGCCGCGTTGACCAGCGCGTAGGCTTCCGGCCCGCTGTAGCCGGCGTTACCCACCACATCGGCGACTTGTTGCAGCACGTCCTTGCCGGGTAGGTTAGCGCCGTTGGCGGGGTTGCCGGCGTCTTGCGGATGGCCGCCTTGCCCTGGCGCGCCAAATTGCATCGGGACGGGTTGCGGCTTGGGCTCGATGGCCGTTGGCGGAATCTCCTCCGGGAAGGGCGTGAAGTCGCCGCGCCACTCTTCGACCGTTAGAGGCGGCGTGCCATAGACGCTATCGAGCTTTTGCGTCGCATCGGCCCACACCCCCGCAATCGTGGCTTTCTCCATGTCGGTCAGTTCAAACAGCGGATCCCAAACCACCGTGTAGCCTTGCGGCTGCGGCACCGGCAATGCGCCCCACGTCACCAGGCGGTCAATCAGCGGGCGCAAGATGGTCGGCTCGGCAAAGTTGACTTGGCGGCTGGCGATATGCCCGGCCCAGTTAGCTACATCTTGCGTACTCGCCAGGTTGCCGCGCTCGGAACCGAGTAGGATACGCTGCGGAATGCTGGTGGCGGCGGCGATAAGCGAGATCAGCACGTCAAAGGCGCCGGCTGGGTCAACCACTTCGCTGCCGAGGTCGGAAACGGTGACGCCGCGCGTTTTCATAAAGCGGCGTAGGCCATGCTCGTACTCGTCAAACTCCTCTTGGATGTTGGCGGCATCCTCGGCGCTTAGTTCCGCCGTCGGGTCGATGTTCAGCACGAACCCCTTCCGCATCAAAAGCCACGACGCCTCCGCCGCCCCGCCCACCAATTTCAGGATGTCGTCGAGCAGGTTAAAGACGCGTTGCAGCCGTGGCATCCCATAGACTTCGTTCTCCAATAGCCCTTCCGCCACATGGATGACGCGGCTGGCATGGACGCGCATGGTTTGCGATGGCATACTTGCGCCGCCGGCCATGTGGCTATTGGGGTCGCCGATGCTCAGATTGTAGATGAGCGGCAGCCCAAAGCGCGGGTTGGCCGGGTCGGTCTCAAATTCGGCCACGCTGCACGACGGCTCGCCGTAAGGGCGCAAATACAGCACCTGGTCAAGCGACGGTACGCGCGTTACCTCCTGCTCCAAATCGCTATCGCCGGCCACGCCAATCAGCAGCACGCCAAAACGGCCAATGCCACACAGCGTATCGACGCGCTGGCAATAGTGATAGACGCGCAAGCGCCCGGCAAAGTCGGCCCAGCCCTTCGCAAAAGCCGTATCGTCGGTCGCCTCCTTGTCACGGCCATCTTTGACCGTCGGCGTATCCCGCCACGTCTCGGCGCAGGGAAACTCGACCAGGCGACCGCCCAACGGGTCACGCTCAAACTTGGCCCAATAGTCGAGGATACTGAGCACTTTGGCGTAGCCCAGCACGTCGAAATAGTCACGGGCGCCGTTGAAGCTGGTGCCGTAGTTGCCCAGCGCCAGGCGGTCGCTAAGGATGCTGCGGGCGTTGACGGTGATGCTGCGTTCTACCATTTTTCCTCCTACCATGTTCCGGCTTTTGGCCCCGGCAAAGCCAGCTTGTTGAATGCCAAACTGCTACCATCTACCTGATCGTCATGCGCGCCATAGGGGAAGCTCGCTAGCTCATCCAAATAGGCAGAGTTCCAAGCGCCGCGCACCAGCTTGATATTGCGCGCCTCACATTGGGCGGCGAACGGTTGGGCGCGCGTCGCCTTGTCGCCGGTGGATCGTTCCGCCTTGACGCTGTAGCCGGCGAGGGCGCGGATGGTAACTTGCACGACGGCCTTACCGCTTGAGCCTGGTTCCTGTTCGAGCCATGTCGTCACGTTGCCGCGGGCGGCGTCGATTTGCGCTGTCTGGGCGATGATCTTTTCGGTGGCTAGGTCGCTAAACTGGCCGCGGATCACATCTTCGACATAGAACACGTTGTCGCCGTCCTTTGCCAACAGCGCGCCGACGGTATAGTCGCCGTCCTTTTCGGTGGCTGCCCGATCCCAAGCGCGGATCCGTGTCGCCTGTGCTGGCGCTGCGCCAACGATGCCAAACCAATCGCGCTGGAACATGCCGCCGCCGGGTGGGGTCGGGCGCTGCTGATAAAGGCTGGCAAAGAAATAGCTACCAAGCTGCCCGCGCAACTGTTCCAGTCGCTGGACCGGATAGCGTTCGGGGCAAAGCGCCGCCCCAGGTAAACGCGGATCATCCTCGACAGTGCAAGTAAGCGGAAACGGCTGTGGTTGGTCCGGCTTTAACGCTTCCATACAGACGATATGCCACCCTTCGGGCTCGTCATGTTCTTGGGCCAATAGCCAACCGGAAAGATCATCCTCATGCCAACGGGTTTGGATCACAATGATCGCCGCGTCAGGCGCTTGGCGTGTGGTAAAGACGCTGCGATACCAATCCTTTTGCTTGGCGCGGATCGTTTCGGAGCTGGCCTCCTCGGCATTTTTGAGCGGGTCGTCGATGATGCCCAAGTTGAAGCCTTTGCCGGTCGCCGCGCCGCCAACACCCGCTGCCCACATGCCGCCGCCGCCGTAGGTTTCCCATTGGCGCATCCCTTTCGCCTGGCGCAATTCGCCGCCGGTTGCCACGTAGTTGGTGCGAGCGTTACGACTGAGTGAATAGGCGAGGTCGGCGCCATAGGCCGCCAGGCCCACCCACCGATAGGGAAATTGCGCCAAATAATAGGCGCTGAACAGTCTTGAAATGGTCTCGCTTTTGAAATGACGTGGCGGCATAAAGACCATCAGCCGCTTGATCGAACCATTCAGGACCCGATCCAGCACGCCCAGCAGCCGCAGCACATGCGGATAAAACTCATAGCGCGGATTGGCCTGGCGGATAAAATGGGCGAAGGTGTCAGCCGTCGCCTGCCGCTGGCGGCTCATCAGTAGTTCCACCTGATCGGCTGCCGGCCAGGCGTGAACCATGCGGAGGCTCGGTGGCAGATTGTCCGGTAAGTTGGTTGAGGAGGCCGGTAAGGTCCAGTTTTGCGCCATCGGTTTCACTCTGAGCGAATTTGAGCCAATCCAACAAGTCTTTCTCGGTCGTGTCACCCAAGTTGCGGGCGATGCGCTTGGCGATTTTCAGCCGTTCGGTTTTGCGAGCGATGCCGGTCAGGAAAACCAGCCGGTCAACTTCCTCGCTGAATTCCGGCAGCGCCAGCCAGCGATAGAGAGTGCGTTCGCCAATGCCGGCCATGACAGCCGCCTCTTCGCGTGTATAGCCATCCGCCAGAGCAAAAGCCGCAGTTTGGGCTTTGGTCGTCCACTGAAAAGCTGCCATTTTCTGCCATCTAGGGCAAGTATCCTGTCGGAACCTGTCGTTTGACAGCTATATCCTCATGCGCACCTGTCAAAATATATCCTCGTCATCTTGATCGCACCGAACATATATGCTACATTACGCGCCATAGGGCCACACCAGCAGCTTACACGTTCCTACCCTATCGTTAGACTGGAGAATCACATGGAAAACACAATCAGACGCCCGCTCGACCTGTCAGCCCGCCAGTGGGCCGCCCTTGAGCAGATTGCCGATGCGCTGGGCGCTCGCGAGCCGCACGGCCGCGGTCACAACGTGCGCGTGACCAAATGGCAACTGGTGATCCGCGGCATCGCCACGGGCCAGTACATCGTCACAGAGCGCGAACCGTACCGGCTGCCGGTTGGCTTGGCTGAGGCTGCCGCGGCGGTCGAAGAGCGGCAACGGGAACACGAGCAGGTAGAAAAGGCACGGCGCAAGCTGCCGGTAAAGATGCAGCAACTGAGCATACTCGACCTTGAGCCAGCCTAACGGCTGGTTTTTCTTTAGCGTGCGCCGGCATAGACATAGATCAGCATTCCCACCACGATCACCCACATCAGCGCAAGACACAGATATTGCGTTGACGCCTCACGCCGTACTTGCAGTTCGGCCAACGCCAAAGCCACCGAGCAGATCAGCAGCGCAACTGCCGCGCGCCCCGTATCCGTCATGGCGCACTACATGCCGGTGATCACGCCAACACCCAGCACAATCACGGCGGCGCACAGGATCAGCACGATGGCGCTGCCCAGGATGCCGGCAAGCTGGAAGATCAGCGCCAATACCGCCAAGATGACGCCAAGAAGCGAAATGTATCTGCTCATTTGGTTTGTCCAGTCTCTAAGTCAACGAATCCTGTGAAATTCCCCCACTTAGGCAATGTGGTCGCGCCGTCCGTCGTGGTCGGGGGGACAGGGGTCAATTCGATCTTGTTGCTGCTAGATACCCACCTGTGCATCTGGCAAGCGCAACTGTCGGTCAAAACCGTGTAAATGCGCCCACAGCCAGGGCATTGCCAGGTTGCCAGTCCGGGCATTGAGTGCGTCGGTGACTGCGGCTCTGCCGTGCGCGATGGCTCAGAAGATGGCC